GGAAGGAAGAATATGTAATAAATATTATATTTTTTAGTTTTCTATGATACCTGATTGTTTTAATTCAAAAATTAGTGTATTTGATTTTTCTTGCAAAATTGAGCTAGGGTATTGTGGTAAACATAAACCTGTGAACTTTTGATCTACACTAATTTCTGTATTTTTTTTAACATCTAAAATAATAAATTGACCATCTTCTATTATACGATAAATAACAAAATTATCTATAACAGTACCTAATGGTATATGACCATCTAATTTTAATTTTAAAACATTATTATTTGATGTAACTTGTAATATTTGGAATACCTTGGATTTAGAATATTCAAACCTAATAAAATCCCCTGATTTAGGGGTGAAAGTACTTTTTAAAGGGTTAAACCCAAAATTATTCCATGTTTTCTTATCAGCTCCCGTACCTAATGAAGTATTAGTTGTTATAGAAGCATTTTCTGTATTGTATGCTTCAGTTCCTGGATCAACTTGATAGTAAGTATTTCCATAGAATAAAGCAAGTGGAGTGGATGATGTTATAAATGCCTCATTCTTTCCCTCAGATGTAGTAAAATTATTATATCCTATAAAATAACTCCCAGTATTATTAAATACAGATTGACTTACAAATCCAGTACTCCCTGTAGTAAAGTAACTTGCTGTTACTCCTGTTATACCATTTTCAAATTCCTGTCCTTGGGGGGTTTCTTGTAAGACTATTATATGCCCCCCAAAATAATTTATTTGTCTATAAAGCAATTCATCTTTCCAATTATTTATACTTGATGAAAAATGGAAATCATTAATCCCACTTCTATAAATCTGTTCAACCTCTCCTCCCATATTTAAAAGAAAAGCTTCTAGATACAATGAATCTCCTACTCCTACAGAAAAAAATTCACTATCAACCCCTAAATAGGTAGCTGACCCATCAGCTTTATGCTTAAATCCTCCAATGTCATTAAACACCGCATTGGATGTATCCCCAGTTGAAAATGCTAAAGCTTTTGCGTCCTCAAAATAGCCTGAGGGATCACGTAAACTAGGATTATAAAGAGGTATATTTTTAGTTTGGCTTGCTACTTCCGTTATAACCCCTGCAGCTGTTTTATGTTTTAATGATAATCTAACAGCTTGAGAAAGTTGTACCTCTCCATCATTAGTTCCTTCAGGACCATATTGTGCTGAAGTAAATAAATCGTATACACTACTACTTACTACATTGAAATGAGCTGATCCTCTTAATTTAATTCTAGTCCTACCTTCAATAGATCCTGTATTTATTATTATTTTATTAAAATACGAAAGAGAATTAAATCCTGATGCAGGGTTTAAACCCGGGGTACCCGTAGAGGGAACTTCTGCACTCTTTCTAACAGCAGATCCAGAAGTAATTTGTTCCGAATCCATGTAAGGTCTAAAAGGAATAGTAGCATTAGATTGAGAAACAAGAAGATTGGCAAAAGTATCAGAGTTTCCATCAAATGAAAATGATCCTTCAGTTTTAGTAGATAATCTTAAATTTTGGAAACCTGGGGTTTTATTTAACCATATATAATAACTTGCAACTGTTAATCCAGGAGCCGCTCCTAATTGATCAATAGGAACAAAACTCATAGTAGTTACATAATCTAAGGGACCATTTCCTATTTGAGTACCCGCAATAGGTTCAAAAGAACCCACAGCTGTAATTTTATGTGATCCTGCTAATTGGTTATTTAATACAGTACCTTGATCTATTCTTATTACTGCAATTTTTTGTCTTTCAAAATTTTGTGTAACATTAGACAATGCTATACCATCTCCAGATGGTTTAGACACATTTAATTGAGAATCACATAAATAAGTAATTTTAAATTGAGTTTGATCAATTATTTCAGGTGAAGTATCTCCCGCTTCGTTTATAACTAAAAAATACTCTTGATTTTTTTCGGCTACAGGTAATCCCCCTAAAATCCCATTAATAGGTACACCTATATCTACAATTTGATCCTGTAGGATGCTAATTTGCTCTTGTTGGGAAACCTGAATTTCAAGAGGGGTAGCAGGCCCAAATCCCAACGGAATTTGGGGATCAGGGTTTTGAGATGGTGGGGGGTTATTATTTAGAGCGTTTGTGGGTGGGGGTAGAGGAGCCATATATTAATATTTCGTATATAAATACATATAAATTTAGTTAATTATTAACCTCCCGCTGAACCAGGTGAATCTTGTGGAATTTGGGGGCCTTGAACTATAGATGAAGATGTATTTGGATTTATACCTGTTGCTTCTTCAGTAAATATTTCAGCCAAGTTATCAGTTGCTATGATAATTGGAATATTAAAATCAGGAGAAGTATTTCTAACTCCATCATACCTAGAACTTCTCCAAGATTTAGAAGCATAATTAGAATCTTGAACTGCTGCAAAAGATGTACTTTGGAAAAATATAGATTGAGAAATATTATTAGGTACATTAATGGGGTTAATAGAACTTAAAGCAGAAGGAGAATAGTCTAAATCTAAGAAAAATACAGATTTTCTTATTCCAGCGTAATTAACTAATCCTGCTTGTGGATCAAATGAATTCCCTATAAGTGGGTTAAAATCATTGTAAGCCCACTCCCCAACTACTAAATCAGAATCTAAAGGATTCCAGTTAGCTACAAATTTAATACCACTGCCCGCTGCTTGGAATATAGTGTCGTTTCCTGTTGGATTATCTAATGCTTGAAATATTACATATTCGGCAGCACCACTTGATGCAATTACAGGAGTACCTACTGTATATGAAACTATAGTACCCGAAACATCAAATGTTAAACTACTTCCATTACCCACTAATAATTCTTCAGTAAGGTTAGCAGCGGCACCTATTTTTATATAGATGTTTGATCCTACTGTATTATAAAGAATATCTTGAGTACTTGATATAAATGATACAATACTAGTAATATTAGTTTTTCCTAAACCTGTAAATACATTATTAATATGTCCTTTATAGGGATTTTCTGGGTTATTATCAGTTTTAATAAGCCCAGACCCATCCTTTACAGATCCTGAAAGTTGTCTAAATTCTCTTATTAAATAATTATTGAAATTACCTGTGCCATTTTCTCTTTGTTGGAATATCCCATTATAAAGTTCTTCTTGTCCAGTGTGGGGGATAGTAAAAACTCCATTTAGTAAGCTTGCTGTGGGGTATCCTAAGATAGGATTAGAGTAAGATTGGATATTAAACATGGGTTCGCTCCATGTTTGTACTACACCATTATAAGGCGTTTTAATATCGTAAAGACTCCAATCTGTTGTACCTGAGAATGAATATCTATTTAAATTATTAGTACTTCCACCAGGACCCCCAGGATATTGGTATGCTCCATCTTTAGCTGCTAATTCTTTTAACCCCGGAGCACCTACTTTAAGGGTATAATCTCCTATGGATCTAATAATAGGTTGGGATGTAGAAAAATCATATCCCTCAGTAAGAACAGAACCACTAATGTTAGTAGTACTAAAGGATTGTTTAGATACTTGGGGTGGTCTTTGTCTTTGTCTTTCTTTAATAGTAGGTTTAATTGTTACTCCTGTTGAAATGCTTGTTCTAACAGGAACAAAATCTTTAACCATATTAAATAGAGAGCTATCTAAAAATTTAACGTACCTAATAAATGCTGCTGTATTCCAAGTTATGGTTTGTGTAGCAGCAGAATCACCACCAACAAATTTAGATCCATAGTAATTCATATTAGACCCAAAGTAAAAATCTTCAAAGTCTGGGAAGAGGAAGTCTAGGGGATCAAATGAATTAAGAGTATTTTCATCGAGATAATTTGAAGGTGAAAAACCTACTTCTGTGTACTGTAAACTCCTATCATAACTTTCACTTTTAACAAAATTCTGTTGAACCCTAGTTAAAGGGGAAAGGAACTTAGGAGGAATATATCCTGTTCTTTCTGGTGGGAAAGTAGCACTTTCACTAGGGAAAAATATTGAGGCAGAAGTATTTACGGCAGGTAAATCATAAATAGTACCTTTACCTTTAATGTCATACTCTCTAATCTTTAATACTTCTTCGGGTATACCAAAACAAGTAATTAATGTTCTTAATCCTGCTAAAGAACCCTTTTGTCTTAATAATAAAGGTAAATTATGATATATTCTTTTATAAATTTCTTTATTTGCGTCTTCTACAGGCACTACATCTGCTGATGCTGTTACATAAGTAACATTAGCATAGCTTTGACCATCAGACCCCGATGTAGGAACTCGGGTACCTACTAAAGAATCTACAAGATCATTAGAAGTAAAATTACCCGTATATAAATTAATACCCATAGATTTGATAGCTTCTCCTACTAAATCTTTAGAAATACCAAAATCTAATCTATTATCACTATCGTATCTATTAGTTATGTCTTGAACATAAGTAAATAAGGTATCAAAATGTTGACCTATCATTTCTACAAACTTCTTATAAGGTTCGTTTGTAGAATCTTCTAATAAATACTCAGGTATAGTATATACTAAATTATCTAAATTTTCACTATCATAAACTGATCCTGAAAGGGATGATGAAGCTAGCCAATTTAAACCTGCTGTGCTTCCTGTAGATACTAATGTATAAGGTTTAGAAGAGTTAGATTTAGGATAAGGTTGGGGGTTTGAATTTCCATCATAGGCACCCGAAGTATAATATAAAAAATATTCAAATCCATCAAAATTACTAATAGTAGAAGAAATCCTATTTTCAATATCATGTCTACTTGAAGAATTAAATACCCCACTTCCTGATGAAAAGAAAATTGATCCTGATAAATGCTCTATTAAACCTACTTTAGTATTAAAATTCTTTACTCTCTCCTCAGCAGATGAAAAATGAACAAAATTATTAAAGTTAGTATAATCTATATTAATTTCAACCCCTTTTTCATTTAAAATGCTATCTAGTTGTCTTCTAGAGGATGTAGTAATTCCCGATAAATTTTGTAAGTCTGTAAGACTAGTAAGTTTTACTGAACTGTGAACTTGGTTATTTATAGGAAGGGAAAAATTAGGACCCTTTAATACATTTTTTCGAGGAGTTGGTAAAGCAGGAGGTGCTTCGATTTCAACCTCATATGCAATAGAATCCCTTTGTTTACTAGTAACCCAACAAGCATCACTTTCATTAGCAAATGAAGGTAAGGGTTCATATAATTTTATTAAAACTGATGATTGATTATTAGAATTATCAAATATAATATTAGTTACTATTGATATTCGATTTTTCCCAAAATTTAAATAAAAATCAGGATAGTAAGGGGAGATCATCTCTTCAGGAGATATTTTACCTATTCTTTCTTCTAATTCATCTTCAGTAAGAAATGAGGTTGTTAATCTAATCTCTTTTCTATTGGCTGAAATTTGTTTTAATGAAAATGGATTTTCTAATGAAGAATCTAATTCATTATTTAATATATTATAAAATACATTATAGGATCCTACATCTATTCCTAAAGATGTGACTTCACCTTCAGGATATAATTCTAATCTATCGGCTATATCTACATCACCACTAACACCATTTCCCGTTATACCATACTTAGAATTAGGATTATAGTTTAATAAATTTCCTTGTAAATCATAAACTAAAGATTCTACTCTACCATCTTTTGTTGTAAAAGTAGGATTTACTGAAATAGGTAATATAGTTCTTTCATCTCCGTCTTTATATTCTACGGGATCAAATTGAGAAGAATCTATTATTTTTACTATAGCCATGTTTTTATATGTTAATAACTACCACCTGAGGAGCCACCACTAGTAGAACCTACTACTGTAGATTGTGCTGTAAACTGGGTCCCAGAAGTAATACTTGATTCATTTTGTATGTCTTCATCTTCAACTCCTGTTGTCTCCTCATTATTTTCAGGTAAAACATTTAATTCGGTATCTCTTAATTCTTTTTGAGTTTGAAGTAATTCTTCTCTTAATGAGGTAATTTCATCTAATAAAATTTGAATATTCTCATCATTTTCTTCAGTAAATCCTATATACTCAGAACTTCTTTGGATTAAAGAAATGTGAGAATTTACATTACCTTCTGCAGGTATTTCATAAAATAAAGTATTGTATAAATCAAAAAATTCTTCAACTGTTATTACATCTTCAATGGGAGGAGGAGGGGGTATAAGTTGAGTAAAAGTAGTATCAATAGTATTAACGTATGAATTTCTTACAAATCCTTGTTTACCTAATTTTATTTCTTGACTCATCCGTTAATTATTTTAAAGTAATAATTATCATCTAGTATTAAAGTATTATCTTTAATAGTGGTTTTAATTAAAATTTGATAATACCTCTCAGGTTCTAAACCGTTCATATAGAGTTTAAAATAACTTCCATCTTCATCGGCGCTGATTTGGGTGCAATTTGTATCAAAATCGATTATAAACTCGTTAGTATCTAAATCCTTGATGGCATAATACGATGCAGTGGGTAAATAGTGGTTAGTGGTATAAGCAGAAGCCGTTTGGTAAGTTCTAGTTGGGAATTGGGGTCTACAATTAATGTAGAATTTTTGGATACTATCTCTTCTAAAATCTCTTCCATTATTTGCTAAACTAGCTACTAATTGAGGGGTTGAAATTATAGTACCTGTAGAAGATCCTGTGTTAAAAGTAAAGTCTCTCCATTTAAATTCTAACTGTGGGGGATATATAGTGTTAGTATCTATAGAAAAATATTGAATCGTAGCGGCATCAGACGTAACAGAATCAAATTCAGTAGCATCGCTTTGTTTTACTATAAACCCTTCATTTGCTATAGTACCGCTATTAAATAATCTAATAGCATTAGTAACATTAGCATTTACATCTTTATCACTTGAGTAATTTAATACTTGTAATTGGGTGGGATTTAATGTAGCTGAACCTGTATACCATGCTCCACCTCCCGCATTATCTGCTAAGTAAGAAGCGGTAATATACTCTCCAAACCCCGTAGTAGACCAAGCCCCAGACCCCGAAGATAATCTATATTTCCAAGAACATCCATTTTGAGATTCTGGATTGTTTTGGAATTTTCCGGTTCCCATATTCCAAGATTCTGCTAATGGAAATATTTCTAAAGTAGTGTCAGTATTTAAACCATTAATATTTGATATAAAACATCTTAAATTAGATTGAAATGCCTTATCTTCCACCCCAGTTACTAAAGAACCAGTAGCATCTGTTACAGATCCACTAATTTTATTATTAACAACATCTGCAATTTCTGTGGAAGAAAATTTTATTACAAATCTACTTGCTTGAACTGAATCGGGGATAAAAGTAGTAGAAGACTCTAAAATAGAATCTAATCCTGTGTTTCTAGCAGGGTATGCTGAGTATAGAGTAGCATCTTTTTCAGGAAATATTTTGTAAATTGCCATATCTTAGAAGTTAGTTATTGATCCTTTTATATCTTTATTAGGGAACTTTACTTCAAATATTGAAGGATCTTGAGAAGGAAATACTGTATTATTTTGGGTAGCACCTCTAACATCATAGAAAAATTCAGAGTAACTTCCACCATTTTTATTAGTAATATCTACAGATTTAACTGTTTGAACACCTTCAATTCTATCTAATAAAGTATATATATCTGTTAAAAAGATAGGTTGGCTAATTTGCCATTTATCTATGTTGAAATAACTTTGTAAAGCTTTAATACATTTAGTAAGTACAACATTCCCACTGTAGTTAGGTCTAGCAACTATTGAAAAATTAACACCAATATTAACAATAAATCCATCTTTTATTTTAACAGTATCATTTACCATTTTATATTGAGATAAATAAGTACTTAGGTTATTTTTAAAATTATTAGATGTAGTTACAAGATTTTTATTCCCATCATAACCTAAAACATACATATCTAATACTGCAGGCCTAACATTTGGATTGAGATTTTCAATCTTTTCAGGTTCGACATAAATTTTACCAACCGCTCCATATACTCCGGGCATGCTAAGAGCTCTTACTGTGTAGTCATCTTGAGTTACACTTCTCATCTGGGTGCCGAACATTCTAAGAGCATTTTCTCTAATTTGATCGGGGGTGTCACCTGATGATCCTCCTGTAGCAGCAAAATCATTAGTGCATCCTATACTATTTAAAACTGCTGTAGTACTACCACCTGGCCCATTATCAAAAGTTACTCCTGAGGTGTTTATAGAAGTTAATGTTCCTGCTGGTGCATTTGATGTTATTCCTCCTCCTTTTAAATATGTAAAAGTCAAAGTTGTGTTAACAGGGGCAGCTCCATAAGTATTAGTAAATGTAAAATTATCAGGAGCAAATGCGGTAAGTGCGTTTAAATTAGAATTATTAAGTCCTACATTAAAAGCATTTGGAACTATATCAGTATCAGTTACTCCAGGATTACCCGAACCAAATTGAATTTGAAGTTGGTTTTTAGAAATAAACCTAGTTGCAAATCTATTTTGAGTCCTAAGAAGTTTTAATAAATAGGGGGTATCAACTCCCCCATTTCTTTGGGGTAAATAAACAGTTTCTTGTCCTAAGTAAGGTACTTCATACCATGTATTACCTCCTGTATCTGTACAGCTAATAATATCAATTATGTTATCATCTTGTATATTAACTGTAGAAAATTTTTCATAGGATGAAAATGAAAATTCAACAGTTTTAGTTTCAGCAGAGACTGCAGGAATAGTTTTTTTAAGTAAATAACTTTGGGGTGAACCTGCACTTACTTCAAACACCGTAGGAGATGATGAACTTGATGCTGCAAAGTCAATAAAATCTGTAGTTATAAATGAGGTTTGTCCTTGAACCGAAGAATTAATAACTGTATTACTGGGGATAGTAGGGGCATAGGCTAAATCGGGATTAGCACCTGTTGCAGGAACTACACAAAACACAGTTACATCAGCAACTGCAGCTCCTGTAGTTTTAGGTTTGTACCCCATCATATATGCTAATTGATATAAATTGGGGGTTTGCCTAGCATATTGAGTAAATGTTTCTTGAATTTGGTTATCCTGATAGAATGATAAAACATCACCTACATAAGATGCCATTTCCATAAACATTACCCCCGGAGATGAAGGACTAAAGTCTGTGTAAGTATCTGGGAAATAAGTTTTAGAAAATTCTATTAAAGAGTTTTTAAAGTTACTGAAGTCTTTATCAATATACCTTATATTTCTTTCTTCTTTATTATTCCCTCCGGATTGTGTTGAGGTACCCGAATTATATGCCATCGTTATTAAAATTTATTTGAATCTCATCTAGGGATTGATTTAAAACCTTATATTTAAGACTAATACTTACTAAATTATTATCTGGAATAGAATCTACCCTAAGCTCTTCAACAGTTATAGTAGGAAATAATACTGCTAACTGATCTCTTACTTGAGATTCTAAAGCTTCTAAATTTTGATTAGATATAGACTCAAATAAAGTAGCTCTTAAATTACCTCCAAATCCGGGATTTAAATATCTTTCTCCTTTATTAGTAAGGAAAAAATTAATTAAATTAGATTTAATTTGGTCTTTAGTAATAAATGTTTGATTAAAAACAGCTTTCCCAGTAAAAGGTACAGAGACTCCCACCGCCACATCTGGGAGGGTATCTACTGGGAATTTACTAGATATTATAAAAGCCATTATTATTTATTCATTAATCCCATTATTTGATTCATATTTAATTCCCCTTGGGGAAGGTCTCCACCGGGCATAGTACCTTGTGGATTAAAAGGTTGAGAAACATTTTGTGATGTAAAGTTTTCTTGCATATCACCTAATATGTTGTGATATGCCGCTCTTTTTTCTTTTGAATCCATAGACGGTCCTTCAACTACCTGTTGGGGTTGTTTACTTTCTATAACTGTTTGCTTAGGGGCACGTACTGCTTCTAAAAGAATATCTTTTATTTCTTCTTGAATAGCTTCTTTTACGGCTTGTTTAATTAATTTTTTTAAAGCGTCTTGTTTCATTGTTTATAAATATTACATTAATCTGCTCTTAAATTATCTTTATCTATAGTAAATTTAAGTTCTTCTATTAGTATTTCGGGACTAGAAGCAAATGATGATTCACTTCTTAGTACTTGTATTCCTTGTATATTTCTTGCAATAGCATATCTTTTAGGGTATTGAAAGTCCTGGCTAGTGTCCTGTTTGATTTCAAATAAGAAACCTTTATAGGGTAGAGGATTATTAGTTAAAGGATTTATAATATCTTCGGTTTGACCTGTAGAGGCATCTACAAAGGTATTTAATTCATTATTAATTTCTGCAAACGAAACAATAAAATTTCCCTCCTCATCGGTTTCTTCAGAACATTCTTTAATAAGAAAATCTAAACTATTTAATAAATCTATTATTATTGCTAACGTTGCTCCTATAATAACAGCAGTTATTGTAAGAACATTTACAACTATACCTGCTACTTCTAATCTTCTTTTAATTACTGCTAAAGAATCTGCTATTAATCCTGAGGGTCTAGCTATAGGAGCAAATTTAAGAATTTTAAATGCTATTTTAAATCCTATTATAAGAGCAGATGTAATTTTTAAAACTTTAGAAATAGTTCTTACTATTTTATATACATTATTTAACTGTCTTACTAACTGATTTCTTTTTCTTATAGCATCTAATATTTCTTCTTTAGAAGGACATACCTTATCATTTGAAAAGTTAATTTTTCTATTAACTATACTATGTAATACTTGGGGTCCAAACTTAGCAATTATCCCTAATATTGCAGGAATTAGAATTAGTTTAAGTTTTTCTTTCAATTGGTTAAATCGAGAACTTAATTTAGCTTCAAAAGGCATTTCTTTTTTACCTAAAAACTCAATTTCAATATTTTCTACCTGTTGGATTTGTTTTTTTACTTCTGCTTCTTCTTTTTTTAAATCTATTACCATAGGATCAAGGGTAATCCTTCCTACATCGTATAAACCTATAACAATACTTTCATCCTCACTGCTAACTTCAATAAATTGTTGTGTAGCATTGATTTGTCCTTTAGATCTAGCAATACTGCTTTTTGAACTTCTTCCTACTCCCGTTGCTTCTTCTCCGGTAGCTTGGTTTTTTACTGTAACTTCTATTACAAAAGTATTTCCTTCTTTAGGGAGATTTTTAGTACCTACTATTGATACACTACCTGTAAAAGTACCTCCTGTTGAAGATCTAGTAACTGTTTGCTCACCTGATTTAGTTAAAGTAGGGCCTATATTTTTGGAAAAGAAATCATTAGCAGATACCTCAATATAGGTTTGTTTAAAATCTATCTCCTCTCCATCCGAATATTCTATCTCAAAATTCCCTAAATCATCTACAGAAATAGAATCATAGGGGGCAACAGACCCTAATTCAAATATAGTAGTATTTAAATCAGTATAACCTTCAGGAATACCAGGATTAGTAGAATCCTCAGGAACTGAAGGTGGAGGTGGAGGTGGGGGAAAGGAAATGAAATAGGGTTGAATTTTAGCTCTAGTAATGGGATCACCATTTTTATCTACAACTTTTCCTGTAACCTTAAATTGGTTAGATTTTATTTTAGGTGGAGGAGGTGTTTTTTCAATTATCTCAGTTACTTGTAAATCTGCAATTTCTAATTGGTTAGAAAGATTAGTAACAGCTTCATCTATTAATATTTTAGCTTCTGAAGAAAATGAAGGAGAACCTTCTGCTATAATTGCTCCTTCAGGGGATTTAATTATAGCTTTATACTTAGGACCCTTAGGTTTAAGCTCAATATAATACCCATTCCCCAAAACATATAGAGCTGTATAAGTGTATTGACTTGAGGGGAAATTAGCCATTATTGTAATTTAATTTTATTAGATAATATTTTAGGATTTTTACCACTAAGAGCGGTTTTAAATTCTCCTAAAGCAGTTTCTAAAGCAGGTCCTATACTTATTAAGGTAGGTACGGGGTATGGGCCTGCAGAAGCTGCTGAACAAGCTTTAGCTAATCCTTCTAATACAGGAAGGAGTTTTTGTAATTGAAATACTAATTCATCCCCTAAAACTGCCCTTTCAGTAGCGTTTCTATCTATAAGATTAATCTCACCAGCTGATAAAACTATTCTTTGACCGGTGTCTAAATTAATAGAATTACCCGAACTTAAATGAATACTTGTAGGAGAACTAATTAATACTCCATCTTTTTTAGCATTTAAAATTAATCTTCCTGAGTCTAATATGATTTGATTTCCTTTATATTCTGAGGGAGATGTAGGGGAGGGGTCATTACCAAATGAGTCTGTTTTAAAACTTGAAGGAAAAAATGGGATTTTTTGAGTACTTGTAAGATATATTGAAGATAAATCTTCTGTAGTATTTTCTAGGGTAGGTAACCAACCTGCTTGAGTGCTAGTCTTATTGGGATTAGCTACCCTTAGAATAGTAAGAGGATCCCCAACTTCCCCTTCACTTGACCAAGTATTTGGAAAATCAGGAAACTTAACTGTACTCCCCAAACGGAGAGTATTACCCCATCTTCCTTCTATAATATGGTCGCCCTCATAAAAATATAAAGGAAATACTTGATCTTTTTCTTTAAAAGTAGTTCCTAAAAATTCCGGGGTTTCTTCTTGAGATTCATAGTTAGGAGATCCCTGGCTAACTTCTTTATAAGATTTAACTTTTTGGTAGGGATTTTCAACTTTATTATCGGGAAGAGCGTTGTGGTGTTGGCTATTCCATAAATTAGCAGGAGGAAGATAAAAACTTAACTTTGCCCCCACCCCATCGGCATCTTGGCTTTTAACAGGATCAGCTATAGCAATTATTGCTACTATTTCGTTTATTAGGGGATAAAACTTATTATTAGAAAATAAAGGCTTTGCAAAACTAACAGAATCTCTAGTTGAACTTAAACCCCCATCAGTAGTATCAAATATTATAGTTCCAACACCTGCCCATCCTCCAACTTCATCAAATCGGGGGTGGTTAGGAGATAATATTATATCCCTAACTCTAACGTCTAATAATTCAACACCACCCCCAAAAGAAGATTGTCCTGAAGTAGATTGACCGCCGTTAACTCCTAATGAAAAAGCCATTATTTCTTTTTATCTTCCCCGTATTTTTTTACTTCATCTAATAATTGTTGCTTTTCTGCCTCAGTCATCCCAAAACTATCATCATCACCTCCTTCACTTTGAACTGCTCGTTGGATGATAGTAGCCATTTTTATAAGCTGCTCATCATTTTTAACAGATATTTCTAAATATTCCTTAAGAAGAGGAACAACAAGAGTAGCATCTCCAATATCCTGAATAAGGGGTTTTAATTCTGAGATAAGGGTAGAAATTTGCTCTTCTTTTTTCTTTTGGTTATTATAAATTTCTTCCAATATGTCGGAAAATTTTTTACTACCAAATATATTTTTGTCTAACTGTCCCATGGTTATAAATATGGGATTAGATAAAATTTGTATATCCGTTTTCTTTGTAAAAAAGAAAGTTCTTTTTAAATATTATTCCTAATTGGTCCGCTACTCTAGTGATGTGTGGGGTTTTAACATCTACCATTTCCCTAATACAAAGATAAAGAGCCTTTTTATTAAAAATATCCATTACTTCTCTTTTTCTAAAAAGTTCTAAAATAGCATCTGCTACAACAGCATCTTTTTCTTTAGGAAATAATTTATAAATATTTTCTGTGCAATATTCTACATACTCATCTGTAAAATCTGATAAGTCATCTTTTTCCATAGGGTTATAATCCATATCATATGAATATTTTAGATTATGGTGTAACTCATCTACGGGGGCTTTGTCAACTCGTTTTTTGTAATTTTTAGTATTTTGTATAATTAAATACCGTTTAGCAATCGTCCCAAAATATGAAAATGCTTTAAATCCTTTAGTTTGGTCAAATAAATGAATTTTATCTAATAAAAACGTAATTACTTCATGTTGGAGGTGCTCAATTTCATTTACTTCTGTATAATAAAACTTAAAAGTATGAATTATATTTTCGGTAAGTTTAAAAAAAGCATAGTGAATATCTTTACGATAGATCTCACTACGCTCTTCGGGGTCAGTTGAAGCATTATATCTTACTATAGCATCTTCTGTTGCTTGGGTAAAATATTGATTTTTAGTTTTCTTTTTTCTTTTTCTTGGGGGTAGTGTGCTCATAATTTGTCCATCCTAAAATTGGATAGTATTCTCTGAAGTTCTTTAATTTGTTCGTACATGAAACCAATTTCATCATCATTCTTAAATATTCCTTGCTCATCAATTTTCTTGAGCTTTTCATCAGAGATCTCTATCATTCGACTTAATTGATCTAAGTAAGTGATATACCCTGTAAGTATATCTTCTTGCTTCTCGTTTTTGCGTAAGAGATTGAGAGTTGTAAATCCTAAGATTACAACCCCAACCCCTAGTATGCTAATAGTAATGATTTCTATCATAGTTTATCGAATAAATCTTTAAGACCTTTACTTTCAAGTTGAGAAAGGGCTTTGTCTTTTGTTGATTTTTTAGATTCTGTGGTCAATATAAAACTCTCCTTCTGGGGAGGCACGGAATTTTTAAATTTAGGCAACCATTCCCTTTCAAACTCAATACGAGCCGCCATTAAATCCGCCTGGTGAAGGATATATGGGAGGGAAGTACGTGGTTTTTGTTCGGGCATATATGCGAATAAATATTTTTTATTAGCATCATCATATAAACCATCATGGGTCTGGATTGCTAACATCTCATTAAATGTATATTGCACACCATGGGATTGTAGCATAAATAAACCTCGGTCTGGAACAGAAGCAAATGGGACTTGTTTGTTAAACATATAATCCTCACCTAGTTTTTCTTTTCTCCATTTATCGGTTTGTGGGATATAAGATTCATTGTCTTCATCCCCCATTTTTCCAAGATCATGGTTAATAGCAGAAAATACTAATTCTTCCACAGTAAAAGTAGTCATATCTGCTCCTTCTTCTTCCCACAATTGACATTGTTTGATAGCACAACGTACTACCCTATTAACATGTTCAACATATCCTCCTGGGAATGAGTTATGATATTCTTTTTTATGGGCAGCAGGCATTACCATAATGCGCTCTTCGTACTTTCTATAAAACCCAAGAAGTTTTTCTTTTCTCCCCCCTGTAATATACTTGTGGATGTTTTCAGTGAATTCATCCCAATTTCCCTGAATCTGTTCAGCTGTAGGATTCATATTATTTTCTATTAAGTTCGTTAGAGGTTTGGGGTTCACGTTCGATAGCAGCTTTAACTTCCTCTACTAATTCTTCACACTCCCTTTTAATATTCTCTACTTCTTGCTTATTTCCTCTTCCATTATGGAATTCAATATGCTTTAATTTAGCTTCAAGATTTTCAAGCTTTTTAACAATGTGTTGTCTGTAATACATTTATTTTTGTTTTGTAACGAAGTTACGATGAAAAATTTAAAAAATCAAGGTATTGTTTAAGAATAGCGCATTTTTCGTATTCTTCTTCTACCTCAAAAAAATTTAAGCTCTTATTTAGTGCTTCTTTTAATTTACTATTTGCTTCTTCAATGAAAATTTTAGTATGGTATTCATCCTTCATATCAATTTGAGTAATATATTGATACGCTCTTTGATATAACATAGACTCCCCAGTTTGAGTAATTTCGCTAACATCTAACTCAGGGTCAGTTTTACCAAAAAAATCTATTAATTGTTTATTATAGTTAGTATAATTTAAAACTAATTTAGTAAACATTCTAACATAATATTTAGGGTGATTTTCTTCATCATCTTTATAGGCATGTAGAAAAGTAGGTTGTTCAAACCCATCATCATTCCTAGACGAAGAATTAAATGCTCCAAATATTTTATTGATGTCCAAAGTGTAATTTTAATGTTTCAAGTTGATCCTCGGCATCAGTTAGTTTTTGAAGAGCTTTTTGTCCTTCCGCTAAAAAATGTCCTGATGTATGTTCACCAATTCCAGCCGGTGAATGGAGTAGGGTTTCTAAAGTAAGAAGTGCTTCTTCTCTGTCTGCTTCTGCTTGTTTTCTCAGAGCTTTTACTAGTCGATGTTCCATGTGTATAAATATAGTTAATTTCTAAATCTTTATAAGTTGTTATATATGTCCAATAATTCATTATTAATACAGTATATGATTCATATGGTTACCTATTATTAATACCCTATATCCCAGTCATAAGCGGCCATAGCATACGCGGATCCGGTAGTAATTTTGGGATCATCATTAAGAATAGCTATGGCTGTTGCTCTAACTTCAGCTCTTAAACCATAAACATCTGCCTGTTGAAGAATATCTTCTATACTATCTTTTCTCATCATCTCCTAAATATAATGTTTCATTACCTAAAATAAAATGCCTAGTATTAGCGCTTGGGATTTTAACCATTTCTGAAAGACGACTTATAGCATCTTCAATATCTACAGCAATAATGTAAGTTTGGTGGATATTTTTATTTTCAACATACTGACATTCGTAGATATAATGATTTTTTACTTTAGAAGTTTCTATAACTTCCATTTTAAGAATCCTAGTTTCACTTCCAATTTTAAGTTTATCAAGAAGTTCTACTTTAGGAGAAGTATATTTTGTTTTAAGTCCCATAATTATATTTATTTAGTGTTATCGGGGGGAGCGGCAACTCCCCCCTCAAACAACATGACAACTGCCTTTTTACGCTGCAAATTCCTTTGCAATTTCAAAAAGCTTCTGGTTAACATCTAAATCTTGCTTAAAGTTCTTAATTTTACGAGCTTTACGCATTTTAACACCCGAAACATATTCAAAATCTCCTTCAACAACTTTTTCCTGAACAAGATTAAACACACTCCACAGGTCATCTCCTGCATCCTCTTTACGAACAGGTTTTAATACTTCATCTAAATCAATTTTATAAACTTGATCAACTTTTTGATCTTTTTGAAGCTTAAATCGAGTTGCAATAGCTCTCCTAGCCAAGTCATATTTTTGGGGTTTAGTCAACTCGGTTTGCTTAAACTTATTCATACTCTCAACTGTAAGAGGCAATTTTTCAACCATTTCTCCAATGGTTTCACGCAAAGCTTCAAAATCGTAACCCATATGGCGGATTTTCATCTTACCAAACTCTTGATCGGCAATTACTAACCCATTAGAACATACAAATCGATACATTCCTGCTTGGAAGGTAAATGAATTTTTACCATCGTGGGAATTAGTCATGATAATTTGTGGCCAAACATCATCACCGTCTTTTCCTTCAACCATCAAATCAGGATGGCGGAAAACGAGCATGTGCTTTTGAAATCCTTGAGTTGCTTTTTTACGAGCTTTAACTTGTTTAGCATCAATAACACCCCATCCAAGCTTTTCCATATCGTCAATAACACGATCTGTAGGAATGTGAGTGTAGTGCTTAGAAACCTCACTACTTGGGGTTCCTGAAAATGCAACGGGGCAAGCTTCTTGAATTTGCTCGCGGGTCATGAACTCTGAGTTCACATCATTTGAAAACATTAAATCTTCCATAACTAATTATTTAGGTTTCTATTTAATTCTGGCTGCTGCCGCAACCTTACCCCGTAAATATACGAACAGTTTCCTGTGACTCCAAATTTTAGTATGACGTCAATATGACGCCTTTTAAGGTTTGATATCTAAATCTACACCTAGTAATGAACCGGAAGCTGTTGGATCTCCTAAACTAAATACCTTTACATTAGGAGCTGAGAATTGCATTTGTTCTTTAGCTATAGTAGCAGTAGGAGTAAAAACAAAAGTAGCAGTAACATTAGGGTTAATTATAAAACCCGCGTTAGTAGATCCACTTACTACAGTACAATTAGTTAATGCCGATAAAGAGGCAGAAGGAAATAAAGTTTTATAAACAAACCCAGTACCATCCCAATATCTTCCACCTTCCATAGCAAAATATGCAGTAGAAGAATTATTATTTACTAAAGTAAAATTATATGCTTGAGCACTGAAATCAGCATTCGATGTTTGAAAATCTCTTAATTGTAATCTTGTGTAGGATATTGCCATTATTTAACACTATTATAGATTTCTTCTAAATTAGCACCAAAGTCAGTACCAATAGAAAAATCAGTATTAACGTCAGGAATACCTTTATCTTTCTTTTTACCTTCCTTCATAGATTTAAATATCTTTCTTAATCTACGAAGTTCTTGTTGAAGTAGCATTTCGGTTTCATTGTCGAGAGGAATACCATCTGACTCACCACTATCTAAAGAATCTATAATATCCCTTATTTGCATATATAGCGCCTCCTTATTTATACCTTCGTTTACTGATTCATCCAAACCACTCATATATTTTTTACCTTTTTGAGTTTCGATAGCTTTAGTTAATTTTCTAGTCCAATAAGCTTTTAATTCATCATCTCCATCAAAATTGGGTGCACCCGCTACTGTCATAGCTGCTAAAACCCCTCTTACAGGTGATGATACACCTCCTTCATATCCACTTTGCTTATTAGCAAACGCCGCCATTTTTTCTCCTTGTGCCATTAGGCCTCTTAAATCTTCATTAACTGATTCTCCTAGTTCAAATTTAGAGTATTTATTTAGATCGTTCATATCTTTCAATTTAACTCTCTTATCCCCATCCATTCCAAATATAGTAGCTGTATATTTACCCATTCCATCAGAACGTGTACCCTTAAGTTTTTGCTTTAACTCAGCACTCGCTCTTTTTTTACTAATTGTACTTGTACGCTCCTCATTCATTGAAAATCCAATATCTCCCGTAAATCCAAGTTTTTCCTGTTGATCTAATCTTGAATTAGCAAAAGTTCTTATATCCTGTTCAGCAGGAGTTAATTCATCAAATTTTTTACCTCCTTGACTACGACCTTTAGTAGCAGGATGAGAATAATACACAATAGTTTCTTTACCTCCCATATATTTAGCTCCTCCCATATCACTACTCGAATCAGCACCCAAAACTTTTTCTAATTTGGCATTATAAAGCTCGGGGTCTTTTGTTAGTGAATCAAAGAATTTTGAAGCATCAGCTAAGTCGTTGTAAGAAGCACTACCTTTGCTTACATTTTTATTTTTTATGACAATGTAGCTAACTTTATATTCAGTAACAGCTTCTTGTAAGATATCGAGTAATTTCATGTTTATAAATATGTTAATTTTTAGGTCGCCTCAAAAGACTCTTTAGCGGTATTTCTATCTCCATAGATCCGTATATACTCGTCGACGATTTATTTTAGTTTATATATAATTTCTTCACTACGGTCGTCAACAAATACGCGAGCGCTTGGAAACGCTTTACTAATAAACGCATTATACAGTTTATGACGGCCTGTTTTTTCAACCGCTTCGCTACCTTTTTTATTAGGTGAGTAAATAAGGAGGTCGGGTTTAGATTTAGCAAATTCATCTTGGAGTATTTCCTTTATGGTAGCCATTAAGCGGTACATAAAGACTCGGTCGTTAACTTCAGCAAATTGACTACCTTCACCACTTAAACTAGCTGTTTTTCGTTGAAATATAACTTCATATCCTTTCAGTGTGGTTCCGGGTGATACGTTTAAGAATTTACCGTACGCATCATTGTCATCGTACCCATCCACGGTCCACTCACCGTCGTCTTGATCGATTGTTTGTTTAAGTGCTATTCCTTGGAGTTTAATTGGTACCTTCTGGAGGACAAATTCACCGTTTTCGTTACGGACTTCACCGTCGATTGTGTATGAGAATCCTCTTTCGTTTTTGGATGTTTCTTTGTATGGAAAAGGTTTGGATGTGCCTTCACCTACCTCTGGGATAAGTTTAACATCTTTACGTATCTCCGTATATATTTCGTGCAAGCTAAATTTTCTCATTTTTCTAGTTCGGGGTGAAATCCTAATTTCACAATTTTCCCGTCTTTCTTAATTGACTCTCCATCGATGAATACCTCTACGGGGTATACTTTAGAAGGATTCTCAAACCAATATTTTACTTCATATCCACCGTCCTCTAACAGTGTAACGAGTAATCCTCGTTCGTAGTCGTCGTCTTCGGCTTTTAATACGATTTCTTTACCTCTGGGTAATACCATGTCGATGCCACCTTGCGTTTCATCCTCATCTTCGCTTAAAAATTCTCTAAAATCGTTTAATTCTTTCATTTTATTTGCTTTATTGGACATCATCAATGTAATTCTTATCATCGTCCTTTTGGACTTCATCATGAACGTCTTGTCTCATACGTGGATCGTTTTCTCTGCGTACTTCGTCCCAAGTCATATCAAATAGTTTTTTGGATGCTTTATCGTATCCATCATCCTCGTTTTCGTTGAGGAATTTTCTAAATGTGTTTAATTCTTTCATTCCCATCGGTTATTATTGGTTTTTCTTTGATCTTCTAACACAAATTCAACGTAGTCGTTTGCTCCACAATGGGGACAATTTAATCTGTCTAGGTTCACGGCTTCGTTAATTTTCCACTCACCTTTACACCCACTACATTTATAAATGTAAGTATGTCTGATAAAGGCTTTATGGGGCATTCTATTTTATCTTAAATTTGTTCGTGAGGATGCCATTCGTCATCACTCCATACTAATTCTTCGTCTTCCATAAATATTATCATTTGTAGGTTCATTAATACAAACTGTCAATGATACGTATGTGGAAGTAGATTATATTCGTATATACTTTATCGACCCACTATAGTTATTTTCGATCTATAAAGCACCCTACATCATACGGTAGGTATAACCACGGTATATGGACATCACCGCCGGTGGGATCTATACTAAGTACGTACGCCGTACGCCGGCATACACATGGTTGGGGATAGATAGGGGCCACATCCGTTGATGCGAACCCCCATCACCCAATTAAAACGTTATGACTCTTGCATATTTGCAGGCTCTTCATACATCCAATTCACTTGATTCTTGGTGTTTAAATTGAAGAAATACTTATTCATATTACCACCTCGACGGTTCTTGCTAAATGCAAGGTAACGACCGCCTTCACCATCAAACTTAATGTGACCCATCGCAGTCGTCATGTGCTTAATTCGATTTGAACCAGCAAACGCACCACTCTTAGTCACCTGTTGAATCAGTAAGCTTGAGGTATTGATACCACGCTTATTCTCACCCATGTTCTGCTCTTCTAGCATCGTCAATATCTTACTCGTCGCACCCTTATAAGTGCCACCATGATAATCCTGAATCCCCACCGCAACCTCAGCAAGCGAATCAATCAACACCACATCATATCCATCCTCAAATGCCATCTCAAGCACTTCAAGCGGATCCTCATCAGCATAATCACCCATAAACAGAATAGGCAAATCACCAAACTTCGGGAATCGCTTAACATATCCAACCATGTCAATCTGATTCATCTCACCCGACACAAACAAAACACGCTTACCCTTGTTATTAAGGTCGGCAATAATGTCCATCAACACTGTTGTTTTACCAACACCTGGATCACCTGTTATCACGGTGTTAGTTCCAGGCATGATGCCATGCTCACCACTAAAAAATTCATCAATCTTTCGACCTGTTTTCAATGGATTAAATAAATCCTTCTTGAACTTCAAGTCGTTCATTTTGGTAACTTTAACTTTCAACATTTTAATTGGGTTTTAATGTTTTGTTTCACCGGCAACCGGACCCCGTAAATATACGAACGAATCCTCGACTCTCCACATCCTTATGCGATCGTCTTCAAGAAATCTTGCTCCCACAACTCCGGGTGAATGCGTTGAGCAAACAACTCATCCTTCTTGGCTTGAGGCAATTTGTAATAATTTTGACGGGCTTTAAACCTATCAGTAAACATGGAAATGTCAAAGTAACGGTCGAGCGCTTCAATAACATAACCAAATTGACGATCATTAGGATCCATGGTAACCATGATGTGAGGCTCATTACCATCCTCACCATCCAGCAAATGTTTAGTCTCGAAATGGCTCAAACCCATTTTATTGAGTTCATACTTAACCATATCAACAACTAAATCAGCATTCCATTTCTTATTCATCTTAATTGGGTTTTTAATTACGCTCGGCTGCCACCGCAACCTTACCCCGTAAAGATACGAACAAATCCTTGGTTCTCCACATCTTTGCGCATAAAATTTATGAAAATCGCATGTTCACAAAAGTATATATTTGTCGAGGTAAAAAACTTGGGGCCCCGGGGGTGGGGTTTTTGCGTCAGCACACCTCGTATTACATACCGCACCCACGATTTGTCACATACAATCGACCTAATTTAAATCTGTTTGGGTTTGGGTATCAATGTGTTTCCGTTACGCATGTAGTTTGTCATACGTTCACGCTTCATCATTACCTCATCCCCATCAGGTGTCCTCACCAACACATTCATTGCTTCCTCACCTAAAATCACTAGCTCATCCATTGGATTAATCATTGTTGCTACGTTACTAAAAGTCATCATTTCCATATAATTTGTATAACAACGATTGCTATTGCAAGCGCCAACGTCACTGCTGTCTTAAGTGTAATTGCTTGATTAAGGTGTATGAACGTTAAAATGGC